ATGCTGTATTCTGGCTCTGGAATTTTCATGATTCCGATTCTCCTTCGTGTGGACTAGTTGGGCAGGGGTCAAACCCTGCCCTTTTTTTATTACTTTTTCTGCCAAGGCGGCGCAGCTTTACCGCTTGCCGCAGCCTTTGCTACTGGTGCGGGTGGCGTTGAGCCAGCAATGGCTTTAAAGCCTTTGACTTCGTTCTGGTCGCCGTACTGCTCAGATGAACGAATGTCGACTTTAATCGACAGTTGGCCACCGATCAGTTCATCCGTGTCTTGAACTTTAGCGATGCCAATAGCGCGCATGACTTCGCCCAATTGCTGGCGACCAATTTCCTCGGCCTTGGGGTTAGGGTTGCGAATGTTCAGGTTGCCAAAGACAATTCTGCCTTGATGCGTTGGCCCGATGATGTCGTAGCGGATCGCAATGTACTGACCAGTACCTGCTTTGGTGTTCTTCAACTCAGCGCCAGTAATACTGGCCGTGTACCAACCGGCTGGCAGCGGCTCGTAGGATTTGTCGCTAACTGGCATTGCATCTGCCTCAAAGGTTTGGTCTAAAAAAGCCATTATTCTTCTCCGATCATAGTGATTGTAAAAGTTGGGCGACCTGGCGTAGTCGTAATTGCACCCAACAGGGGTTTGGTGATGCTCTCATCTGCTGCCTTCCAAGCGGCCGCAGCAATCTCAGGTTTCCAGCGAAACAAACTACTTAAATGCTCCTCAAGTCCGTTTGCTGCTGCCAGCTCTTGTAACTTGTCGGCATTGACTTTTCGGTTCATGCGGCCTTCGATCTTGACAACGTACTGACCAACCTCGCGGTTTTGAGTGCCTTCAAAAGACTCAGCCACTTTGAAATGTTTGGCCAGCTTGTCTTCAATCTCACGACGGTAGGACGTTGCTGCCGCTTCTTCCATTTTGGCAATCGTCCATTCCTTAGTTAGCGTCTCTATTTCGTTCATAGAATCCACTCCACGATGGTTTCGGCAAAGATGGCCAGAGTCAGCACGATGGCGATGTTGATGTTCATGTATGTATCTCCTGAATTCTAATTTCCATCATCATGTCGGCATACTCATAAGCAGCAATTACAACATCCTCTTTTGAATCCAATCCAGCATCAGGATTCCAAAGTAGTGATTGCATCGCCTTTGCCGCAAAGTAGTCACGCAAGTCCATGCCAGGCTCATCATCAAAAGCACTATTACTTATTGGAAATGCTTTCATTTCTTCGCTCCAATCTTATTAATGATTACCGTCAAGTCAGGCGCTTCCCAAGCCTCGAGTTTTCCAGAACGATCCTTAGCTAACCAGAGGCCATCGGAGTCGCACATCAAAGCGCGTTGGCTGTTTCCCTCGGCATCGCGCTCAACACGCAAGGCCAAAACTTCGTCAAAGAAATACGGCAAGGATTGGCCGGTCTTGTTGCCAGGCATACTTGGCGCATATAAGATGCGCCCCATTTCATCCTGCGTCTTTTCAAGTTTTGCGCTCATGTAAACGTGCTTGGCTGGCAGATCACGGAAGACGCGAATAATATCGGCCATCTGTTCCTGCATCGCACCGTAAGCAGCTCTCGGGTCTTTGTTGACCTTTTTCTCGTAGTTCAAACAGACTTCAGCGATTTCGCTGATGCTATCAATGGCTACCGATTCAAACTGCGCAGCTTCCGCAGATTCAGACAGCCATTTGTAGGCTTCTTGCAGCTCGGCCATCGTTGTTATTTCAAGATAAGGTGTCTCGGCATCCTGAATTGATAGGAGGCCACCCTCGGCGCTTAGAACGATTGGGTTGGGCAAGGTTGGGATTAGGCTGGTTTTGCCAGCTCCGGCTTGGCCATAGACCAAGAGCTTCACGCCGTTACCAGCTAAGTTTCCGGTGCTTTTTAGATTAATGGCCACGGCTCACCTCCGCATAGGTCAGGTCGGTTGCGTCGTTCTCGGCGGCTGCGCAGCGATGCGCCCATTCTTGGGCAGTTTTTCCGCTGCCTTGGGCCTTGACGTTGCAGTTATGCGCCACCAATACAGCGTCAACGTCATCCAGAAAGATGTCGTATTCAGCGTAGATGGCTTTTGCATCCTTTGAAATAATCATGGTTTATGCCTCCACACGTTCAACTGTGCCAACCAACTCGCCATCAGCAATCAAAAACAAAATATGTTTAGCGCGATTTAAAGTTTTACGTGCCGCTTCACTCATGCCGTAAGTCATTTCTTCCTGCGCATCGCTCATCAATCCAGCAACAACCATGTGGCCACCGCTGAGTTTATAAGTAACGCTTTTCTTTACTGACTCAACAAATTGATTGATGTCTGACACACCGAACATTTTTTGGGAATCATTCATTTTTACTCTCCTATTTAGTCGCCGGTCAGGGTATCTGGTTGGCGATCAGTTGCTACAATATCGAATATAAAGTAGGATGTCAACACTTCAATGTAGAAAAACAACGGAGAATTATAAAATGCTAACTTTAGAGCAAATTAGGGCTAAATTACAGGACAGGCGGCTTAATTTGGTTTCCAAGGCCACCGGCATTCACGCCAATACATTGCGTGAAGTGCGTGACAATTCTCAGGCTAATCCCACCTACAAAGTTATTAAATTGCTAAATGATTATTTCTCTGGGACTCTGAGCAATGGCTGACCTATCCAATATTTTTGGTGGTGCTTGGTCACCACCACCAGAAAAAATACTTCTTTCACCAGAGCAGCAATTAATTGATGCAATGGTATCGCTTGGCCTTGAGCCGCCCGACGAGATACGGATGGACGGCAAAATCCACCGTTTCAAGTCCGGCACGAAAGGCTCTGGCAATCACGGCGACAAGCCTGGCTGGTATTTGATCTTTGGCGATGGCATTCCCGCCGGTCGGTTTGGTTGCTGGCGCATGGGCATCGAGCAAACTTTTCGCGCTGACGTTGGCCGCAAATTAACCGACAGCGAGGAAATGGCGCACGTTCGGCGCTTGACCGAGGCCAAGACCATGCGCGACGCTGAAATTCAGCGCAAACACGAAGTTGCCGCCGACACCGTTGAGAAAATATGGGTGGGTGGTGGCTTGGCCTCGCCAGATCATCCGTATTTGCAGCGCAAGGGCATCAAACCGCATGGCGCACGGATTACCGGCGACGGTCGCTTGATGGTTCCTTTGTATGGTAGCGATGGCGTGTTATCGAGCATTCAGTACATCGATGGCGATGGGAATAAACTCTATCACCCTGGCGGCCAGACCGGCGGCAAATACCTGATGATTGGCACGATGGACGAGCCTGGCGTTCTTTATCTAGCCGAAGGATTCGCCACCGCCGCAACCATTCACGAAACAACGAACCGACCTTGCGTGGTGGCTTACTCGGCTTCCAACCTTGTGCCTGTCACCGGCATCCTGCGCGACACCTATGGAAACCAGCAAAGTATCGTGATCGTGGCTGATAACGATGCCTCTGGCGTTGGCCAGCGCTACGCCGAACAATCTTGCGCCAAGTTCGGCGCTGAAATGATCTTGCCGCCCATTCAAGGCGACGCCAACGATTACGTCAAAGATGGCCACGACCTTCTAGCGCTACTCAACCCGCCCATCGAAGGCTGGTTAGTACCGATCGACGAGTTCTGCGCCAAACCCGCCCCAATTTCATGGCTGGTTAAGCGTTGGGTGCAATCGAATGCTTTGGTCATGGTGCATGGCCCATCGGGTGGCGGCAAAACCTTCGTCGTTTTGGATTGGTGCTTGCGCATGGCCAGTTCTGTCCCTAAATGGTGCGGCAATAAGGTAAAGGCTGGCAATGTAGTCTATTTGGCTGGCGAAGGTCATCACGGCTTGCGCGGTCGCGTAGCCGCTTGGAAACAACACCACCAAATCACCACCCCCATCAATATGTGGCTATCAAAGGACGGCTGCGATTTAAATACACCCGCCGGTTATCTAAAGGTGGTGCAGCAAATCCGAGGCATCAAACAGCCCACCGTCATTGTGGTCGATACCCTGCACCGCTTTTTGTCAGGGGACGAAAACAGCGCCCAAGATGCCAAGACCATGCTGGACTCATGCAATAACCTAATGAACGAGTTCGATTGCTCGGTCATATTGGTGCATCACACCGGTGTATCGGAAGAAGCGCAGCACCGTGCGCGTGGATCAAGTGCATGGCGCGGAGCCTTAGATATTGAGATATCGGTGGTTCCAGGCACGGACACCACACCAATGAAGCTGGTGCAACGTAAATCTAAGGACGCTGAAATGACCGAGCCGGTCTTTCTATCCCTGCAATCCGTGGCCATTACCGATTGGACGGACGAGGATGACCAGCCAGTAACCAGCGCGGTCGTGGTCGAATCATTGGCACCAGTAAGGGATAAAAAGGATTCCAAGACCGAAGGCTTTCGGAAAATGTTCGAAAATGCGTGGTTTGATTCAGGCGCTGAAGTCATTAACGATCA